GTGCGTATCCCTTATAAAGAATTTGTGTTCAGTCACCTAAAGAAGAAGGAATACTATAGGAGGAGGAATCATCTAGACATCATAATCAGAGCATTCACTACCTCCATCCTATCTGCAAAACCTGGTTTGTGCTTCGACCTATCCTCAAACAAAGGTCGTTGGGCAATGAAGGAATTCTTCACCACCATCCTCTGGATGGAGAGGACCACATGGACCAGGAACACCACAACCATCTGCTAGGCATTAAAGGATCTATCAAACGAATGTCGCTTAGCTGCAATGGAACTAAGACCCATAAACCCGAAGGTTATCCATACTAGATTGAGATTCCTACTACCGATACTGAAGGACACATACACAATGTTCCAAATCAGTTCGATGAGTCGGGCGTTACCCAACCCCACTCCCAAACAGTAGGAGGAAGCCCTTCGCAGACACAAGATTAACCTTTGTACGGCTCCGACCGAAGATGTCGATGAGTCAGATGAAATGCTTCGCCAAATCGAAGACTTCGCACATGGTCTGTTCTATGATGAAGAACAACCCCCACCTTCTGAAGATTATCATAATTTATCGAACAGTGAGGGTTCTTGTATTGAGCTACCCAAAGGTTGTGGTGGTCAATAAGCCTTCTTGTAGTAGTTGATTAAAGGAGTCAATGACCTCGTGAATGAAACTCTCAGTGGAAAATAAACTGAACTAACACCTGTAGTGGACGGATTCCTTGCCTAAGGGGTCCTAAGATCGGAACTACCCTAGTTACTAATGGCCGAATGCCAAAAGATTAAGATATTCTAAGCTTACAAAGAGCTTAAGAACATAAGCTTCCACACAGTGTCACCAACCTAAGATTACGGTCGGACCATTCACTTCGAGTGGTCTGGTGCATCCGAAAAACCAGTAGGATTACTACCTCACAAAGTAGTTCCCCTCGCCGAGCGAGGCTCGAAAGTGAGAATTGTCACCGTATCGTCAGTGGTCTAGTTAGCTCTTCTCCATTGGATTAGGAGGGCTGTCATGAAAAGACTGAGAGATTTGAAATGGACGAAACATGTCCTTCAAGGAGATAGAAGGAAAGCCGTCGAAGAATTACTCCGCCATGGAGTACGAGGCCAAAGGGAGGTCGTGTCCGCAGACTTGACTGCAGCGTCAGACAGAATCCTTCACAGTCATGCCATAGCACTGTGGAAGGGTATTATACGAGCAATGGAGTTCAGTCCGGACCTTGAAGAAGTCGTTCTCGACTCGATGGGACCTCAATACCTCATCTACCCAGAGGGTGGATAGACGAGTGTTCGTGGCATTTTAATGGGACTCCCCCTTACATGGACAACACTAAGCATCATGCATATCTTCTGGGTTGCTAAGGCACATCAGCTAATTCCCCCGGTTAAGGGACACAAATTCTTAAAGAAGAAACACACAACACCTAGTATTCATTTCTACTAGAAGGATCCTGAGCATCATTATTAAAGACTCTCTATCCCCAGATTCCAACCATTTAGCATCTGTGGCGATGACAACATAGCGATCTGGACTCCCGCCTTCACAAATCTTTATGAGAAGGTGGTGAGACTCTGCGGAGGGGAATTCTCTAAAGGAAAGCATTACAGATCAAGAAAATTCGGTATCTTCACTGAAGAGATTTTCTCCGTCAAGAGGATAAAGGTAAAGGTTGACCAAGAAAGAAGACAAGGGTCAACACAACAAGCCGAAATGGTTCCCCCGAAGGGACCATTCGATGCCAATTACCCTCCTCTCCCCTCACCAATGCCCTCAAACATAGTCGTTCCAAAGGAACCAGCCAAAATGAGTATGACCGAATTCCTACTGAAGAATAAAGGAGTTCGAAACTTTGTCCTTGAACAGAGGTTATTGAGGAAGAGGGAAGAATAGAAAGATTCCATAGAATCTAAGAGAGTCGAGAAGGCAAGAAAACTCCTCCTACCAAACTACGTAAACGTCACGGAAGTACACTTTGAAAGATGGATTGGGTATTTCCCAGTCAAAGCACTAGTAGGTAAACCAGAATGGCGTGACGCCGGTGTCTAGAAAGATGTCATGACACCTTGGTGGCAAGTGATTGGACCAGCTGTATAGTCACTAATTTAGGCTGCACCTCAAAAAGTCAAGCTTATCACAAGACTCTTCTACATGAACAACCCAGGGATTGTGAAATGGGCCCACGATCATAACTTGCTTCCATTTGTACCCCACGAATTAGGAGGAATGGGCTTGCCGATTAGACATATAAGAGAAATGAAACTCAGGAGTGTTCCTAAAAGTCTCAGGAAAGGGATATATTACCTATCTGGCATCTGTCCGAAGACAAAGAACTGTATATCCGGAGATGCACTATTCAAAGCTACATACTACAAAAACGATAGACTAAAGGTCATATCAAGGGCATTTGAAGAGGTCGACAGGGATCACGGAAACAATACGCTCTAGTATAGCAGAGCAAACCGTGGAATACCTGATGGTTACTTCAATTCAGGCATGGATGCAGCAGAGATAGTGGAGCAGACGATCCAGAGATTATGCTTTTAGGATTGGTTGGCTGGTGGAGTGGTCAAGTTTGTTAAGAGGAAGAGGAACCCGATATGGTTATAAGGAAAGAAAATAAAGAACACCCTTCGTCTATTTGGAGAACAATTCAAACTCAGAAGACCACTACGAGATTTTGGCTCAAAAATCTCGTTCGGACAGTTACTCAGAAGAAAGAGATCCGCCAGACACCGCTGGCTCGTGTCGTGGAGAACGTATTAGTTCCCAGACACACCAGCCAATCATGCTAGACTTGCAGTGCACTCAAGTGGCTCATCACAAGGTGGAAACCCGGGAAGGGTACCCTTGTTCAGAACCTTCGGGCCGAGAATCGAGTAAGTAATCAGAACTGCTCGACCCGGGGGTCGCTTCCTTCAAATAAACTTTGGAAGGGAGCGAGGTCAGGCTTTAGTTGCCTG